TTGAATATTTTCCAGACTTCTAAGCTTTTCACGATCTGCCAGACTTTTAAAGTGTAGAACCGCATTGTTATTGACAGTTGTAATTGCTCTTAAATATGAAGCCCCCGCCATCTTGTTTATTAATTCACATAGATTTTTTGTGTCTGATTGTAAACCACTTCCGCCCCCTGTTGTTTTGTTTTCCCAAGTGATTATCTTCTGCTTCCAGTTCTTTATCTTATTTCCTTTTGCATCACTCCAATTACCAGCATTGTAATAATCAAAGAATTTAGCAGGATCAATCTGGTTATTTCTTTCAATACAATAATTTTGGATTTCTTGTAAAGTTGGGGGGGTGAAATCTTTCTTATTCTTATTATCATTCTTATTCTTACTATCATTATCTGCTAGATTTGCTACCTTTTGCTTGCTTTTGCTAGCATTTGCTAGCTTTTGCTTACCACCTAGTGAACCAGCTAATTTCCTAGCTTCACAGGTTTGTTTGTAATTTTTTTCATCTCTAATAAATTGATTGAGAAAGGGCTCAAAAACAATAGAAATTAAATTATTTTTTGGTAATATTTTTTCTTTTTGATATTCAAAAATAGCTTTAAAAAGTTTGCCAGCTTCGTCATCTGATAATTTATTTAAAACCGATAAAGAATCTTTATGTAAAATGAATGATTTATTTGTTGTTTGATTTGTCATTTGATCCTACCTTTTTTATTAAAACAAACTCGTCAAGAAGTCGCCACATAGCTTTGCGAATAACATCAATTTCTTTTCTTGTTATTCCTGCCATTTCCAAAAGTTCAAGCGTTTCCGCTATTCTCTTTCCTGCTTGTAATTGTATTTCTTGATTAGTCATGAACCTACCTTGTTTAAACAAACAGCTTTTTACACCGCTTGCTAGTTACTACTGCACAACTAAACATTGCGCTAAACAAATTATAATGTACAAAAAAGCAATTACAAATAATTAATTTATACCTGTATTATTTTGATACAGAGTTTTTAAGTTTCTGCACTAAATTCATATTATTGCTATTGACATCCTCAATCATAACCCAAGTATCGGCTATTGCTAACTTGATTGCTGCTTCTTCACTAAAACCGCCCTCTTCCATTGCAATTGCTATTCGTTCATCAAAAATATCTTTGTAAAATTGGTAATCTTTCATTGCTTTTTATAAAAAATTTTTTATTGTTAAAATACAGATCCAGCCAAGGTTACTAATTGTAAAAGATTTTCCTCAAACTGGCTGGACATATTGGCACTAGCCACGGCAACCCTCAATTAAGAGGGTTGAGTAAAGAAAAGCGGTTTTTCTTTACATATCATTAATAACATGTAAAAAAGTTCGTATTTTTTTATCTAAATGAAAAAAAAGTACAAACTCTATTCATGGCCCTTTCTTTGCTTCTTTGTTTATGAAGTTCTAAAGCTTTTAAATGAATTGTTAAGCGTTGGATTGGAAAGTTTTTAAAGCTTTTTGTTGCCCTTACCCTTCCTAATTGTTCAAGCCAAAATTTGGCTAATCTAGGCTTATTTTGAGTTTTAAAAAAGCTGATAAGAATTTCAATTTTTTGAAGAGTATTTTTGTAATTCATAAAAATTTAAAAAATAGTTGATAAAATTGATTAAGAGTTAGGCCGCACAAACCCATAATTAAAAAGCTTGCTGGAATGGTGCAAAAGATCAATATGCCAATTAAATTAAAAAAATTTTTAAGAATTTTAAGCATAAAAAAACCGGCTAAATTGATAATTAAATCAACTTAACCGGTTTATTTTTTAAAGAAAATAAAATAAATTATAAGTGTATCATTTTGGGATTTTCTTATATTTGATTGTTATTTTCATTACATTTCTTTATTTTTTCTGCGGAAATTTTAGTAGGATTAGACTTAGGCAAAAATTGCTTTGCGTCAATTTTATTTTCTTCTAAATCTTGCAAAAGATAGGGCTGGTCAATAAAATTTGACTGGTCAATTTTTTGAATATCTTCAAAAGAATTGTTAATTTCTGGCAAAACTGGCAAAGTTGGTTTAAAATAATTTTTTAATTTTAAAAAAGTTTTCATATTTATTTTTTGTTAAATTTTTCCTTGATAATCGTCCCATTTGTCAATTAGATAATCAATAAATTCTAATTCTTCTTTAGAATTTGCCTCAACTCCAATTGATTCACATTTATCTCGTATGACATTTAAAACCCCAAAATTACCAATTTCTTTCGGAAGTTTCAAGCGCTCAAGTTCAGGCTCTATTAGATCAGCAATCTTATCAAATTGTTTAAAATCTGTGTTATTATTTTTTAAATTTTGAGTTTTGGTTATTTGTTTATAATTTTTATTTTTTATTAAATATCGTAAAAACGTATCTAATAACATTTCTTGCATTTCTGCATTACTCGTGTTCAGAATGCTTTTTAGACACAGTCTAGCTTCTTTAATTTCTAATTCTAAATCATTAGAAAATTTCAATTTGTCATTCATTGAATCATCGAGATAAACAGCATTAACTTTTAAATTATTTAAAATTTCGTTTCTCATATTTATTTATTCTGATTGAGTTTTGTTAAAAATATCTTGAATTTCAAAAGATGTAAGTTTTCTTAATTCTTTAATTTTTAAATTAAATTGAATTGCTAATAAGCCAACACTAGCCGCAATATTAGCCATTTCCGCTAATCTTTCTTTGCAATTATCATTTACAGAAAGAGAATTGATCCATTCTTTGTTTGTCATATTTATTTACTTTTTAAGTTATTAATTTATAATTGATTGTTATTCGCAAGAGTTAAGTATTGATCTAAATTTTGCAAAACTTTGTAAAGCTGAAGCTCCGGTTCAGCACTTTCATTTTTTAGAGCACTAGCAAATCTGCTAATGTCTCTGTTGATTTCTTCGTGAACTTTGAAAGAAAATTGCGAATTTGGCTCTTCTTTTTCAAGCAATGCTTTCTCAGTGATACATCTTGCAATATAAACATCTGCATAAACAATATCTTTAAAATAGCTGTTTAGAGTTCCCAATTTTTGCTTTAAAATCACTAACTCTTGATGAGTCTTTTTAAGCATTGATTCGTAAAAAAATCCGAATTCAAAATTTCTAGTTGACATAGTTTGATTTTTTTATTTGTTATTAAAATTTGTTTTCTTCTTTTGCAAGTCTAGCAAATTCTTTGATCGCTTCACCAATTGAAGCTGGGACAGCTAGATTGCGAGCTTTAAAGAAATTATCATATCTATATTTTAAATTAGATGCGTTTTGATCAACTTTAGAATTAATAACAATTTGCTTGTTTTCATCTAAATAAAAATCTTTTGAAATCATTACATCACGACAATCGATATAGTATCTAATTATTTTTGAATCTTCGCTAATCCATTTTTTTAAATTAATTTTCATATTTATTTTGTTTTTTAAGTTATTAATTAATTTTTTAAATGAGGCAACGCATTAATTACATCATCTCTTGTAATAATAGTTTTATTGTTAAATCCTTCTTTTAAAGTGATTGAATCAGATCTTGTCATGTCCATTTCATACAAATAATTTTCAGCATCAGATTGATTTAAAACAAACTTTTCTGGAACCGGATTTTGACGAACTTTCTCAACTTCTTGCTCTTCAGACAAAGATTGAATTTCTTCAATAAAAATATTAAATGAAGCTACCCCAACCAAAATCGCTGTTTTTCTTTTTGTTATTTTTTGAGCATCATCTAATGATTCAGCTTCGAATAATAACTCTGTAACAACTTCATAAGTTAATTTGTCTTTTTCTTTGTCTAATTTTATATTTCTAACATCTTTTTTAGCTTCTAAACGATTAATCATTACATCCCATGCCATGTTTTCCATTGATTTTTTTTCAATTACTGTAGCTTTATAATTTTTCATATTTTCTCCGGTTTTTGTTATTAATTTTTATATTCAATCAATCGATTGTGTAAAGTATCTTAGACTAGTTAATTTATCTTGTCAACATAAATCGTAAAAAATTTTCCATTATTTTTAATAAAACACGAAAAAGCCAATAAGTACAAGGTTCCAGATATTAAATTATTTTTTAATAATTATGATTTTTTTACTAAGAATTAGCATTTTGAAGAAAAATCTTGACATTTTATTTTGAATAATTTATCATGATTTATATGAATATCGCAAAGACACTCAAACATAATAAGATTAAAAAAATTTCACTTGCAAAGCGGATGGGGTTAAGTAGTACTAATGCGCTAAAATATAATATTGCAAAAAAACAGGCTCATGTTGAGAATTGTTTAATTCTAATGTTGTTAGAAAAAGCTGGTATTAATCTTAAAGAATTGATAAAAGAGAAGATTGTTAATTGAACACTCACTAAGCGCATAAGGAAAGCCAAAAGGAAGTAATTGGCTGCGAGGATTAGGCTGCACGGGTCTGCTTAGACGAGTTTTATTTTTGGCCCAAGCCTAATAAATACTTCACCCCTCAGAAATGGGGGGTTAATTTAAGAAATGTAAATATGTAAATATGAAAAAATTATTATTAATTTTATTACTAGCAACCTCGCCAGCATTGGCAGAACCTTGCAAAATTGAAAATGTTACAGATGGCGATACTTTGAGATTAAAAGAAAGAGTTCATGGCTTGCCATTGTCTATCAGACTTTACGGAATCGATACGCCGGAGAAGGGATTTAGGGCTAAATGCAAATCCGAAGCGGATGCCGGAGAGGCTGCAACTTTAATTACTGAAAAATTGGTAAAAAATGCGGCAACTATTGATTGCCAATTTAAGGATTGGGATAAGTACGGCAGCAGAATACTTGGAGAAGTTTATTTGGACGGCAAGAGTCTTTCTGAAAGCTTAATTAATGCTAGGCCACTAATTAATGGCAAAGAAACCCAGATAGCTCGTAAATATCATGGAGAAAAGAAATGGAGTTGGTGCGAATAATGGGAAAAGATAAACAATTAGATTTAGTTATTAAAAAATTGATACGTTTTTATAAAAAGTATAAACTTCAGAAACTTGCCTTAATGAGAAATGATAAGAAAGATAAGTTCTTTATAGTTCTCGATAGAGAGTCTTTTATGTCATCTAGTTTGTTAAAAGATTTGCATGGCAATTATCTTCTTTCGCCTGGGTTACGGTTAGGAGCCGATTCTAAGCTAGGTGGATTTGATGTTAGGATTGCGCCATTTAAAATACTTCGACTTGTTAAAAAAAGAGATTTTATTGAATAGTTATTCACCAAATTATATAACATTTTATAAATAAAAAATGGGAAAGGATAAAAAAGAACTAAGCAACATTTCATTAAGAGATTATTTCGCTGGCCAAGTGTTAAATGGGCTACTTGCTAATGTTCACTTGCAAAAAGGTTTTTTAAAAGATATCATGCAATGATTTCTTATAAATTTGCTGATGCAATGATAAAAGAGGGAGAAAGATGAGTAAAAAGAAACCAAAATCAGAACATAAAAAAGTAGGAAGACCTAGCGTTTTTACACCAGAGGTGGTGGAAAAATTAAAGTATTGTTTTGCTAAAGGTTTAACTGATAGGGAAGCAAGCGATTATGTTGGAATTTCAAAAGATGCACTATATGACTATTGCGCCGCTAATCCAGACTTTAGCCACCAAAAGGAGGCTTTAAAGGGGCAGTTAGTGGTTAGAGCTAAGTTTAATCTATCTGATTCAATAGAAATTGAGAGGAATGTCCAGGATTCAAAATGGCTACTAGAGCGCAAGGCAAAAGATGAGTTTAGTACTAGAACCGAGAACACTGGCAAAGATGGCGAAGCTCTGATGCCAGAAAAGATTATTTTTGAGATTATTGAAAGCAAAAAGGATTAAATGAATAATCCCCATTTTAAAATCCCTGAAAAATTAAAATTCTTCATAGACCAGAAAGCCCGCTTTAAAGTATGCTATGGAGGGCGTGGCAGTGGTAAATCCACCACAATTGCTATTTGTTTATTAGGCAAGGCGTTGCAAAAACCTATTAGAATTCTTTGTACTAGAGAGCTTCAAAACTCAATTACGGATTCAGTTCATAAGTTACTATCTGATTTAATCTATTTGCACAAATTAGACAAATATTTTATTATTACGCAAACCAGTATCAGAACCCATTCTGGCAGTGAATTTATATTTAAAGGCATTAGATCAAATATTAATGAGATAAAATCTTTGGAAGGAATTAATATATGCTGGGTTGAGGAGGCATCTAAGGTGAGCGCTAATTCTTGGGATATTCTAATACCAACTATCAGAAAAGAAGATTCAGAAATTTGGGCAAGTTTTAATCCAGACTTAGAAGAAGATGAGACTTATCAAAGGTTTGTTATTAATAACCCACCTGATTGCATTAGTGTAAAAGTAAATTGGGATGATAACCCATATTTCCCGGAAGTACTTAGAAAGCAGATGGAGTATGATAAAATACATAATCCTCTAAAATATGATAATGTTTGGGCGGGACTTTGTAAGCAAAATAGTGAGGCGCAAGTCTTTTTTGGCAAATGGGAAATACAGGATTTTGAGACTCCATTAATGGAAGAAATTAAGAATAATAGGTTCTTTTTTGGGGCCGATTGGGGGTTTGCCTCAGACCCTTCCACGCTAGTTCGCTGCTTTATTAAAGAAAATAAACTATATATTGATTATGAAGCATATGGCGTAGGTGTAGAAATTGATGAGCTACCTCAGTTGTTCTCCAGTGTTCCACTCGCTAATAAATGGGAGATTTTGGCAGATTCGGCAAGACCGGAAACGATAAGCTATTTAAGAAATAGAGGTTGGAATATAAACTCTGCAAAAAAAGGGGCTGGCAGCGTAGAAGAAGGAATCGAATTCTTAAGGAACTTTGAAAAAATAATTATTCATCCTCGTTGCAAAAATGTGATTGATGAAATGAAATTTTATAGTTATAAAGTAGATAGAATTAGCGGAAAGGTTTTGCCGATTGTAATTGATGCGCATAATCATATGTGTGACGGATTAAGGTATGCTCTTGAAGACTACATGAGGAATCAAAATGTGATGGATGTGATTTTTTATTAACTTTACTAATCAAAAAGGCGTTTATCCCTTAAACATAGGGAAAGATTGATATTTAGTTTTTCAAAAGATATGGTATTGTCTTTGGAAAATCAAATTAGAAAATTATGTGAAGGTTTTGGACAGCCTATTGATAGCCATTTTAATGACGTCATTAAAATTGCTATCTAATAGCTCAGAATGCTGATGTAAGAAAAAAGCCAGTTGCAATTTAAAATCAAAAGATGATGACGATGATTGAGGAAAAGGGTCGTATTAAGGCGGAGATGGTGCCACAAAAAGGACTTGAACCCTTAACCTACCGCTTACAAGGCGGTTGCTCTACCATTGAGCTATTGTGGCTTATTATTTTCTAACTCTTCAATCTTTTCTAAAAGATCAAGAATACTATAATAAACCTGTCTAATCCCTAAATTATGCCAGTTATTTTTAATATCTGGAGCAACTCCTAAATAATAAAAAAAGCCGGCGTCTTTATTTATTCCTAATTTTCTATAATGCCGCCTTGCTCTTTTCATATAAGAGACAACTTCACTATCTTTCTTAAGAGTCATATTGACTGATGGTATATTGATATAATATATCAAATATAATTGCCAAATTCTAAATTGCAAGCTATTTTTAAATAAACCCTTTATAAACCCATAATCACCACTTATGGAGCATAAAAATTATTGCTACAAACAAGCTAATCTAGAAATCACAAAGTCAGTTGACGACATGGGCAATTTTGAAGCCTATGTTGCTGTTTTTGACAATGTAGACTTTGGTGGCGATGTTATTCTAAATACCGCTTTTAAACCCGATCTAAATAAATTTTATCCTCTTCTAGCCGATCATAATACTACACAAGCAATTGGTAAATTCCAAGTAATGCCAGATTCTTACGGCTTAAAGATGGTCAATGCCTCTTTTAATCTAACTAGAGATCCGGTCACAAATAATTTCATG